TGGGAATTAGATTCCCCCAGCGGGACCTACTTTTGTAGGTTACCAGATCTAAACTTCATAAAGTCTCTCACGAGATTAGTATTGGAGGTTACGATCGCACGAATCGAAGTCTAGGACATCGATAGGTTTGGATCCACCCTTACTTACTTTACTTAGTAAAGAATTTAAGTCGTGGAAATTCTCACCTAGTTCATTGAGGGACAATCCCCTGAACACTCCAGGCTCAAACTTCTTATCAATGACTAATGTCTTTCCATTAACGTAAGATTCTTCCTTTAGGAAAATCTCGTTATTAAGGAGTGTCATTATATCTATGATAGGTCCGTCTAGAAATTCATCGATCACAATTTGTGAGTCGTCAATATATAGACGTGGTACGGATTCGTTAGTATCTATTACTATAGTATTAGATAACTTAACAAACTGCCGTGACTTACTAATCCTCAAATTAATAGGTAACAACCTATTAAAATTTGAAAATGTAAGTTCCGACCTTGCTTCTTCCAGTCTCTTCCTCGTAAGGTCGAGCTGTTTGAAACAGGCGGTTACATCGGGTTGACTAAGTATGGACCAAACCAAGGTTTCAGGTCTTAGACTGTCAACGTTATCCGATGAGTCCACAAATTGGCACCAAGTTATTAGCTCATGAAGCTGTAACTTAGTGTCCCAAATCGTGGCATCTCGTTTAACAGCATCTACTACGCGATTCCTCCACTTCTCTATAAGAGAGTCTGGAATTCCGCGTAGGATTTTCAACTGAGATTCTATTTCTCTCGCATTCTTACGAATGCCGTAGATTTCTAGAATCAGAAGGATGTACTCCCTAAGTGGATGAGCTATAAGCTCACCATAAGGATTTTCGTTAATCGAGAAACCTTCTTCAATTCCTAACCTCTTATTGAGGTCCATAAGGTTTTGACGGAGTCGGTCTTTAAGTTCATCCCTCCCGGAAACAATAGTTTCTAGAGAAAGAGACTTAAAGAGACTTTCCCACGCCTTCTTAGGATGCAGTTTTGCACTATAAAGGTCATAAAGAAGGTCGCCTATGACAAGTTCATGTCTCTCTTCAAGATGAGATATCAACCTCGGAAGGTTAAATAAATCACCTTTCATGTCTAACATGACCCTCATGGAGATTCGGGAAACCTCATTTCCATGATTCATATTCATAGACACAAATTCGCCTTTCAGATTTTCATCTGAGGCGTATTTGGATTTCGTCTTATTGATCGGCATGAGATACTCGTTTGCAATAGCATCCGAGATTTTCTCATCAGGATCCCAAATCCAGAGGTCATCTCCTACACGATTGTAGAGAGAATCTCTGGGATTTGCTGCCACCTTATCTGGGTAATGCTTCGAAAGAAGAAACTCAGTTAAGAAGTGGTCGGTAAGGGAGGCTATGGCGAATGAGCCTTTAGTACCCATTCCCTGCCCCTTACCATATCTGATAGGGCCATCGACTGATTTGGAAAACCAATCACAGTCAACGACCAAACTTCTCCACTCTCTTGCGAAATCATCGTTGAAGAGTTCCGACACAACAATTTGTTGTAAATCGGCGGATAAGTGATCAGTCCAGGCAGTAAGATCGATAGATCTTATTCCGTGCCTGATATGCTTCTTGAACTTTCCCCAACCACGTTGTTGATTGTGAAAAGAAGAAACATCTCCGAACATACTATTAAGACAAAGTATTACTTTGTTCTCAAAAGGTGTCAGTAAGAGTTGGGTCCATACGTCGACAATGGCGACTGTACGTGACTTATTACCAGTGTCTCGGATGCTAGTAAGTGTACGTAGATCACCCTTACGGGGATCCATATACTTATATACAGCTGGTTTAACGGTAACAATGTTATCCGTAGCCTTTTTATCCTTGACAGGCTTGGCCTTAAGTAAAGTTTTAACAATCTTAAGATTTTCTTTACCAAGCCTTCTGGCTAACTCTCGTTTAAGGAATTCTTCTCTTTTACGATCAGAATTTACCTTTCTCCTGAGGCCCTTGGGACCGCGAATTTCTCGTTCCCTCGGACGATCCGAAGGTTTCAACTTAGAATACTCTGAAATTTCTTTCTCATATTCAAGTTGGTACCGTTCGCCAATTCTTTTAACATACTCGTAAAACGGTATGTTACCAGTAAGTGAACACAGCGCCTTAAAACTATCATGTTGGTTGGAAACTAACATGCAAGAAGCTTCGAAAGAAGCTGTCTTAAGTTTTAATTCACCATTGGGCCCACTGGTGGAACTTTTGGCGTGAGGCCGGACTCCATACTTGATAAAGTCTGGAGTTCCAGCGACTTTGAAACCGGTTTCCGGGTCTATTACACGGTTGTGTACATATTCCCGAAACTGCTTGATTAATTTCTTATCAATCTTACCTTTACTGGTAATTGATGAAATGTCAAGCTCTTTAAAGTCCTCAGGGAGACGACTGAGACCTAATATGGTCCTCAGAATCTGATCACATATGTTCTTAACACTGGAATTCTTATCCTTTAGGTAAAGAAATTTAAGATGTTTAAGTCTTGTTGGCCAATGTTTCGCTTTGTCGATTTTGAAGTCAACATCCATTCTGATCCCCTCGGTAGTCAAGATACAACAATCCGCCTCTCTTTTGAAGCGTTTTGTTCCGTGCTTGATACCATAGAGACCAATAGATCTGTTAAACACAGTGACCGTCTCTAAGCAAACAGCTTCCCAGTCAGTGTTAAGTAAAACTTTCCACTTATGGAGCTCTTTCGCCGTGATCGGAGTTTTAAAGTCCAAATCATTGAATTTGCTTAAAACCAAAGATCCAATGATTGTTCCAACGGTTTTAAAAGACGTTGTTGCGATCATCCCCTTTCCGGTAATAACCTTATCTGGAGAGGTCGGCTTAGAGGGCAAATTGTTCTTCAAGGCCTTATGACTATCTTGAGCTGTTTTGACTGAAACGTCAAATTCAGGACTTAAGTTAGGCATACAATATAAAGGAATCTTTTTCATTTCGATTTAAATATTGAATGGAAGAGGTTTAGTCTCGACTATTTCATGCATTTGGCATTAAGCTATCTGTTTTGAAGTCGATTCTGTGAGAACTACGATAGTAGGTAAACACACGGGCTCTTTATACCCTTTCACCTATTCGATGTCTATCCTGTGCAATGCACCAGGGTGTGGACTAGAATAGTCTCCTATCTTAATTTATTTTACTAAGATAAGGGGATGTAACTTTGATTGGTGGTTCCTTGGCAACAAGAACTCCTCAAGTTACTCGCGTAATAACGGACGTTACTATCGTAAC